AAAATACGCGGTTGCCGTTGATAGTTGTACTCATGGCTTAGAATTATGTTTAAGATATACTAACGAAACAAAAATTAACGTACCTAAAAGAACTTATCTGTCGGTCCCATTTTTAGCAGAAAAAATGGGGTTAGAAAGAGAATGGAGAGATGAAGATTGGGAAAATCATTACACTATAAATTATGGTGATAAAAAAATCATAGACGCTGCTGTATTATGGAAAAAAAATAGTTATATTCCTAATACCTTTATGTGTATTAGTTTTCAATATCAAAAACATCTTTCATTAGGTAGAGGTGGTATTATTTTGATGGATAATGAAGTTGATTACATTTCATTGAAAAAAATGTCTTACGACGGAAGACTACCTAATATACCTTGGAGGGACCAAGATATTGACACAGTTGGGTTTCATTATTACATGACACCTGAAACTGCACAATTAGGTTTGGATAAATTACAAACGGCCATAGACACCCCACCAAGACAATGGGTTGTAACTGATTGGCCCGATTTAACTAACATGAAAATTTTTAAAAATAAATAATAATAAAATATGGAAGAAAAATTTAAACGAGAAATAAACTCATTTCAAAATATTTGGCTCGGAGGATACTTTGGTGAAAATAGTCCAAATAGAAATCAAATTGGACTTGAAGATTACTTAACAAATAATATTGAAACTGATTTAACAATCCTTGAAATTGGATGTGGACGTGGGAGATGGAGTAAATTTATTTATGAAAATTTACATCCAAAAAAATTACAATGTATTGATATTCTATCGGAGAAACATAATGATTTTTGGCGCTTTGTTGGTGATGATAAAAGAGAAAAATTAGAGTATTATCATGTCAAAGATTTTTCATTAAATGAGATACCTGACGAAAGTTTAGATTTTGTATTTAGTTATGATGTGTGGTGTCATATATCCGCCTCAAGTCAAGAATTATATTTAGAAAGTTTGTATAAAAAGTGTAAACCGGGGGCCAAAATAATAATAATGTATTCCGACCCTGAAAAATATTATAATAGTGAACCAGCGAATTTATGGTTTATTAAAAAATATCTACCAAAAGAAAAAACAAAAGATGTGACAAATAACGAAGATATTTTTAAATTGGCAATTGAAGATAGTGATGGAGAAATCATTCCAGGTAGATGGTATTGGATTGGTAGAGAAAAATTCTTAAAAAATGTCACCAAATATAATTATAAAATCTTAGTTGAAGACTTGAATATAGACCACACTAACGTATTAACATTGTTTGAAAAATAATATGAAAAAAGCGTTTATAACAGGTATCAACGGTCAGGACGGTTCATACTTGTCAGAATATTTATTATCCTTAGGATATGAAGTTCATGGTATTGTCAGAAGAAATTCCGTACCAGAACATCAACAAAGTCGTATTGAAACCATAAAAGATAGAATGCACGTTTATTATGGTGACGTATTGGACCAAACAAATTTACAAAAATTATTAGATAAAATACAACCAGATGAGATTTATAACTTGGCGGCACAAAGCCACGTTAGAATTAGTTTTGATATTCCTGAATTTACGTTACAAACAAATTCAAGTGGTGTTTTAAATATATTAGAGGCTTACAAGAGAAGTTGCCCAACCGCAAAATTTTATCAAGCGTCATCATCTGAAATGTTTGGTAATTCAGTGGATAATGATGGGTTCCAAAGAGAAACAACACCTATGACACCAGTGTCGCCATATGGATGTTCTAAATTGTGTGGATATTCATTAGTTAGAAACTATAGAAGAGCCTATGGGTTACATGCTGTTAATGGAATATTATTTAATCACGAATCACCAAGACGAGGTTCAAATTTTATTACGAATAAAGTTGTTAAAACTGCTGTTGAAATTAAACACGGTATTAAAGATAAGTTAGTTGTTGGTAATATGGACTCGTACCGAGATTGGGGTCATTCTAAAGATTATGTCAGAGCGATGCACTCAATGTTAAACCACCATACCCCTGACGATTTTGTTGTTTCAACAATGGTGACACATTCTGTTAGAGAAATGATTGATTATGTTTTTACAAAATTAGGTTTGGATTATACAAAATATGTAATTCAAGACCAAGAATTTATGAGACCCGAAGAATTAAAATACCTTAAAGGTGACTCAACTAAAATGAGAAAAGAATTTGGGTGGGAACCTGAATATTCATTTGAATCTTTAATGGATGAAATGATTGAACATTGGGAAGAACAAATTAGAATTAATAATATTATTGATAAACACTCAAAAAATAGTGAAAATTAAAATTGTTTTTTATTCACATACAATTGATTACGCTGGTACTTGGAGGTCCCACGAACAAATATTACTTAATTTAAATAAAAACATATTTCAACCATATGTGTTGTATAATCAAAATGTTAATCACAATAGATTAAATTTTGTTATAGAAAATTTAGGTAATGAATATGTAATTCCATTTTCAGCATCAACTGAAAAGACAGGTCCTGATTTGGGATATTCTTTTATATCAACCAATTTTGAAGAAAAATTATTAGATATTAATCCTGACATAATTCATTACGCACGAAGTGGATACTACGAATGGCCGTTCACAAAAAGATTATCCCCTATCCAAATTGAAACGAACATTTTTGGGTTTAAAGATTCAACACCTTTTTTAGATTATTCCATTGCAATTTCAAATACAATTAAAAATATTAGGGGTGGAGCAAATGAAGTAATTTACAACCCAATACCAAAACCAATTAATAATAATGAAAATTTAAAGAAAGAGTTAAACATTTCTGAAAATACATTTGTCTTAGGTCGTATTGGAAGACCCGATAATTTTACACCTATTTCAATAGAATGTGCTAAAATTATGAAAGAATCTAAAATTGATTTTAAATACATTATTATAGGGGCTTGTGATTTAATTAAGAACAAAATTAAAGAACTTGATTTGGAAGATTTTTTTATACTTTTAGATACCACTAATGATGATAATTTAATACATAAATTTTACAACACCATTAATGTGTTTGCACATTATAGAAGTGATGGTGAAACATTTGGGGTGTCAATCGCCCAATCAATGACTTATGGAAAACCAGTTGTTTCACATATTGCTGGGTCAAATGGTCAATCAGAAATAATTGGGGATTCAGGATTTGTTGTTAAAAATTCTATGGAGTATTTTCTTTCAATATTAAAATTAATAAAAGATAAAAATCTATATAAAAATTTATCAGATTTGTCTATTAAAAACAGTGAACAATTCCAAATACAAAATATTATACCTAAAATTGAATCAACTTATTTAAGTTTATTAAAGAAATGAAAATATTAATTATACAAGAAAACGGAAGACATCTTGAAAATAGAGAATTTAGAGAGTGTTTTAATTTACAACGAGCCTTATTGAGAAAAAATGTGGATACAATTGTTTGGGGTTTAGGACACGATAATTTTAATACCCCTTTCCAACAAATAATAAAAGATATTGATGTTATAATTCTTTTGGAAAACTATGAATCAAATGGATGGTTACCTGACTTAAGTAATATTAATAAATTAAAAATATTTTGGAGTATTGATTCACACATGGTGTTAATGAACCATATTACAACTGTTGTAAAAAATAAAATAGATATTGTTCTTAATGCTATTGAGTCACATCAAAACTACTTTAAAACTTCAAAAACTTTTTACTTTCCAAATGCTTACCCATCTGATTTAATATCACCAATTGACGGGATTGATAAAAATACATTTTTAGGATTTTGTGGTTCATTGTTAAACCGTTCTGAAATATTAGATAAGTTAGAAAATAAATTTGGATTAAAAAAAGATATTTGGAAATTAGGTAATGAAATGATTAAAACAATAAATGGTTATAAAATACATTTTAATAAGACATTATCTAATGATATTAATTATAGAATTTTTGAAACTATGGGTTGTAATACTTTGATATTAACAAACCATACCGAAAATATTAATACATTTTTTAATGACATGGAGAACATTGTCATTTACAACAATGAAACTGAATTGTTTGAAAAATTAAATATATTATTATCAGATAATGATTTAATAAAGAAGATTAGTAATTCAGGATATAAATTAGTTAAAAACAATCACACATATGATAATCGTGCCGATGTTTTACTTAAAATAATTAGTGATTACATTTAATTTTAAATTATGGATAATAAAAAACCGAGAAGAAACTCTACAGTATTTGTTGAGGACTCAAACCAACAACACAAGAGTAAAAAAGAAATTATTAGTACTTTAATTAAGAAAAAAACAAAAGATAAATTTTTGTCAGATAGTCAAAAAGAGTATTATGAAATACTACAAAACAATCAAATAACAATTTGTTCAGGTCCGGCAGGTGTAGGTAAATCATATATTGCAATGAAAGCTGCTGTTGATTTATTGGCCGACCCCAACAATTCTTACGAAAAATTAATTATTGTAAGACCCGCTGTTGAAGCTGAAGAAAAACTTGGTTCACTACCTGGTAATGTTGAAGAAAAATTAGACCCTTATATTTTCCCATCTTACTATCTTTTAAATAAAATTATTGGAAAAGATGTTAGGGAAAAATTAAAAAATATGGAAATTATTGAGGTTTTTGCTTTGGCGTATATGAGAGGTATGAACATTGATAACTCAATTCTTATTTTTGAAGAAGCTCAAAACTGTACACCAAAACAAATGAAACTTCTTTTAACAAGAATTGGATTTAACAGTAAATTTT